TCCATTTGCGCTTCCAGATATCCAGGAATATAATCACTCCGCAGGTGTAAATCTGTAAGCAGTACTACTCTAGTTGTTTTGGACATAATCAATAAGTTCCTTCGTATTTAGTGCTTTTCCTTGGTCATCGAACTCCACATCCAAGACATCACCAAACGAAGTGCCTACTTCTACATCTACTTCAAAAGGTACTACAAACTCCAGTCCATAGTAGTCTTTCAAGTCGTGAGTGGAAGTTAAGCTGTTGTTTGTAATCTCTACACAGCGTTGAAGGTCCGAGACCTCGCACTGAAGTTCCACGGAGTCGTGTACAGTTGCCAGCAAATCATACTTAACACCAGCAGCGTCAAGGTCTTTGGTTAGGCGTGTAATAGAATGTAGCATCAAGTCTGATGCAGAGCTTTGGATTACAAAGTTGAGCCCTTGACGTAACGCCCTATATTGAAACTTTTTAATAGGGCTGTTTACGTTTGGCAAGTTTCTCCTGCGACCAAACAAACTGATAGCGCACCCATTTTCTTTTACGCTTTTGTGGATAACATTAATCCACTTGAAAACATTAGGAAACGAGTCTTGGTACGCCTTGAAAATCCCTTTACAGTACGCTACGGGTTTGTTAATCTGTTGCGCGAGTTTGTTGGGACCCCCTCCATAAACAATAAGGAAGCTAACGCTCTTTGCGATTTGGCGCTCCTCTTTCGTAACGTCTTCAACTTTTTTGCCAAAAACCAAAGAGGCAGTGAAGCTGTGGAGGTCTTGTCCCGAAGTAAACGCTTTGATAAGGTTTTTATCCTTACAGCACTGCGCTAGTACTCGGAGTTCCGCTTGGGAGAAGTCAGCAGCAATAAAAGCTTTTCCCTCGTCCGCTTTCATAAGCTTACGAATGTTTACATTGTCCTCAGTGGGACGGGGTAAAGTGTGGAATGACACCCCCTTCTTCATTTTTGGTCCACAGGAATACGTGGAACAGCTCAGACGCCCTGTAACGGTCTGAGAGAAGTTGTAACTGGAATAGATGCGGTCTTCCTTGTTGTATGCAATCGCGTCCCTGACGCCTTTAACGTACGTCTTGTGCTGTTTACACTTCTTCTTGTACTCAAGGAGTTTGTTAATGAACTCTTTGGCGGCTTGCAGTTCGGGTTTCTTCTTTTCAGCAATTACTTTTTGATAAATTTCCTTTTTCATCCGGCGATAGTCTTCTCAATCTCATCTAAAATGAGTTGAAGGTCAGTATCAGTGACCGAGGGTTTTTTGGTTTTTTTAGTAAAAGATACAGGGTACAGATTTAGTCCATCGTCCTCAGTAAAAAGAATCCGCTGTAAGTCTACGTTTGAGTTTACATTAACGTCAGCAACGGGGGACATTTCCTGAAGCTCTTTCTCCAAAGATTCAATCTCTTTGGCTAGTTTTACCTCAAGCTCACCCAAGTACTCAGTATCCACAGCAATACCAAAGTTCTCAACTTCGGCAAGCTCTAGGGCGATATCTTTAAGAAGATTATCGTACACGTATTGTAGGCTTTTTTTGCGCATCTCTTTACGCAGGATGTGCCACACCCTTAGAGTGAAATCGCAGTCCATCGCGTTACCGATTGCCATTTCATCTAAGGGCATACTACCCCAGTCGTACTTTGCTCCGTCTGTTACTGTTAACATTTAAAAATTCCCCTGTCCGAAGTCGAAGTCCCATTCAAAGTTTTCGGTCTCGGCGGACACAGTGGATGATGTTTCATATAGAGCGTTGGATACTTTCGCCTCCTCTAGCTCTTTTTTTGTTTGTGCTAGTTCGGCTTCTAAATCCTTTACGCGCTTGGTTAGCCACTCTATTTGTCTATCCCAGTCACCTAACATGCTATTGTCCATATTTTCCTTTTGTTCGTTGTTCAGCAATTAAAAGTTCAAGGTACCATTTTGCTTTTTCTAAATCTTTTACCCCGCCCTTATACTTGTAGCGGGTAACGTATTTAACAATGTTACCTTCAATAAAACTCATATCCCAACTTGAGATATAGTCAGTAGTTTCTATACCAACATTATAGTGTTTCGGGTGATTGATTTCGTCACCGGATTTTTGTCTTTTTAGTCTTTTTCCGGCTTCGTGATGTTCTTTGAAGTCTACCATTTTAACATTTACCTAAAGTATTAAGAATTGCGGAGGTTACAAGGTACGGGTCGCAGTTCGCACCAGGACGTCTATCCTCAAAATACTCCGCACCTTTCTCTAGGCGAACGCTAGCACCTCTATCCCCATAACCCCACGTAAAGGATTGGTAGTTTGAAGTTTCATGGTCTCCCGTGAGTCTAGCTTCGTTGCCTTCCCCGTACACGGACATATGACTAAGGTGGTATCGCTTGAAGATATCCATATAATCTTCGTGCCAATCATCTGTAGACCGAGTCCTTTCGGTAGAGATGTTGGTATGACACCCAGCACCATTAAGGTTAGGGTATAACTTAGGGTCGTACGAGATTCCGTAATTAGAGACCTCGCCCATACGTTCTAAGATGTACCGCGCCAACCAAAGCTCGTCAGCCGCATCTAGGGCTTCCCTGGGCTGGGTTTGGAACTCCCATTGGGACAGCATCACTTCGGCGTTCGCCCCAAAGAGGTTGATTCCTGCTTTATTGCACAGGAATAGGTGGTTATCGCTTAAGCCTCTGCCAAGTACGTTCCCCGCGCCTACACCACAGTAGAAATCTCCCTGCTCAATATCCCCAGGAACCAAAGGTTCCTTCGTTTGAGGGTGTACTAAGGTGTATTCTTGTTCGAAACCAAATAGAACCCCCTTCGGAGCGTTTCTAAGAGCATCTCTTAGACGTACTCTAGTATTCGTCTCATGGGGAGTCCCATCCATATTACAAACTTCACACAAAGCGAAGAAGTACTTGTTCTCATGAAATGGACTTCCTACCACTTTGACGGGCTTAAGAAGCCTGTCGGAGTCCTCTAGTGTACCTTGTTTGGTACTTCCCCCGTCAAACTTCCAGTTCGGAAGGGTTGATACGGGAGCCTCAAAGGCTCTAGTTTTTGAACGGAGTTTCGGCATCCCTTTGGTGCCGTCGAGCCAAATATATTCTACAAAAATCATTAAAAAGTTTCTAATTCGTGGGGGAAGTATTGTTTTACCAAATCCATTAAGGAGTGAGGTAAGTTTTCATCTACAAGAGCGTGCATAATTTGCGTGTCCTCGATATTATTAAAGTCTTTAATCCCCCAATTTAGTAAAAACTTTATATCGAATTTTGAGTTATGAAAAATTTTGACGACATTGTCATCTGAGATGAGACCTTGTACGGCATCTCTGATTCTCGTAATATCTTTTTCAATAAACTGAGACTCGCTATGGTAAATTGGAATAACAAAACCTTGCTTCTCTGCAAAAGAGAACCCAATGGTCATAATCTTATTCAATTTATAATCAAGCCCATTAGTCTCTAGGTCAATAGCGACTGCTTCGTGGGTGCGGGATTCCTCAATCAACTCTTCAAACCTACTCACATCGGAAACTAGCTCATACGGACTGGAGTCGAACTTGTTAACGTTTAGTACGAACTTGTCATACGCGTTGTCGACGTCCTGGATGAACAATCTACGAAGTTTTGGCTCAGAGTACAAAGCGAACGGGTGGAGCGTAGGAACGACTGGAACAGCCTCTCCGTTAAGCTCCACCACGAACTCTTTACCTCTCTTTGAGGAAACCCCAGACTTTTTGGTGAGAGTCTTGAAGGACAGGTTGCCTAGCGGAATGATTAAAGTGGGACCGATGGCGCTCAAGTCCTCCAAGAGCTTCTCTCTGTGTACGTGCATAATCTCCGTAGTCACGTCATCTTCACGCATATTAAATGCACCAATAGCCGGGACAAACTGGTATGAGCCATCAGGCACTCCAGTTTTGGCTAACAACTTTTCAAGAATACCGTATTCGTCGTCGTCAAAGGAGTACGTCTTACCGTATTTTTGTCGATAAGAATCATGGATAAAGACGATTTTCTCGTCTCCTACTTCTTCTCGATAGACGTTCTTTTTTTCGTCATTTTCGAAAGAATTTAGTAAACTATCTAAAGTCATCAGCTATAATGGGTTATGAGTAAAAAGAAAAAACGTGCGCACTACATAGATAACGCCGAATTTGAAGAAGTCATAAGAGGGTATTTAAAAGACCCAGCAGAACATGAAAGTCGTTTGATAGAGCTTTTAGACCTGCTAATTACAAATATTTTGATGTCGTTCAACTTCAACGTTGATTTTGACGACGCAAAACAAGAGTGTTTTTTACTGTCCTTTAAAACTCTAAAGAACTTTAACCCTGACAACGGTGCGGCTTTCAACTATTTTACTACAGTTATTGTGAACAACCTAAAGTTGATATTCACCAAAAACAAGAAGTACCGTCAAAAGATACAAAAGTATCAGGAAGTGATGGAGGAGAGGTTCTCCCACGAATTCCCTACGGCACGTCAAAATAACGATAGATTGTAGGGTACTCGACATTCACTTTTACTCGCCCATCTTTAACGTGTACAAGAGTAGGGACGCTTGTAACCATAAACATTGAGAACGCCGCAGGGGTGTCCCAGCTGTTAATGACGTACAAAGTCTCGTCCCCTTCTTGCTCAAGCCACTTTTCCACTTTTTCGTGAATCTTGTCGCACCTACTATCCCATAACGAAGTGTACAGGATAGTAAAGGTGCCACTGTTCTTCGCTTCGGAAATCTCAGCGAGATGCTCGTCCGTCGAGACGTCGATTCTAGTCCGTACCATCAGAACCAGCTTCCGATTGGGGAGAAGTATGCTCTCCGTTCTGAACTTCCTGTAGGATTTTCTCTTTCTCCTCTTCGGACATAGAGTCTACCTGTTCTTTAAGGTCGTCCATAAAAGCGTTAACGCCTCGGAAAAACATCATCTTCACAAGCTCATCCTCAGTTCCAGGAAAGCCCTCGAAGCCTTTTTTAATGTTTTGCCAACCGGCAGTTTCTTCTTTACTTAGTTTGATATAAATTTTCATTCGTCTTCCAGTGTTATTTATTTTACACTTTACATTGTTAGGATTAATTACTATCTTTTCCGGATTCTTCACTATTATACTATATGGGTGATAAATTAGATGAGATTTTGAACCACGGCGAATTCAAGAAAAAGAAAAGAGTTAATAGCCGTAGAAAAGGCAACGCTTTTGAAAGAGAGATTGCAAAGATTCTCAATACCAGATTTGATACAACAGACTTCTGTCGTTCTCCGGGGTCGGGAGCTTTCGCAACCACTCATAAGTTGCCACAGTATATGAAAGTCCACGGGGACCTAATAACGCCAGAGAATTTCAAATTTATTTTAGAATGCAAGTCTGGCTACGATATCACCTTCGAAGACATCTTCAAACCGAAGAGCGATTTGTATAAATTCATTGACCAAGCTAAGCGGGACGCCAAAAAGGCTAATAAGGACTGGTTAGTAATTTATAAGAAAACTAGACACAAGCCGTTTGTTGTTACTAGTAAGAAGTATTCTCTGAACACAGTAGTTGTTATCAACGACGAGTATTACGTGTACAGGCTATCAGACTTTCTCAGCTTAGACGTGGATAACTTTATGACAGTTGTTTAGAGTGGCGCTGGAAGTAAGAGCCTTCTATAGTGCCTCTAACTCTAATAAAGCCTCTCTGGTCCACGGCGTAGTTGGTTTTAAACATTTTGTTGCCTTGCTCGTCTCTGAAAGAGTAACCGCCAAGCTCTTGCGGCTCAGCCCTCCCCTCCACAACAGCAGCAATAGCATCGTCCATAATCCTATCCCCCGCAAAAGAGGACACACGGTCATTGTTCAAAATAACAACACCCTCAGACTCTTTGGACGACATTGTGTTAATTACGTCATGTAATGCGGCTCCTTGTGCATAGTTTTTATTAGACTTTGCCCTCTTGAGCTTTAAAAGAGATAAAAGGTTTCGTTGAACATAAAGCGCCTTCACTTGTCTTTCCTTGCCTGTAGCCGTAGTCAGCTCGGAAACCGTTTTTTTAAGTTTTTCCAAATCTCTTAACGCCTGAGCACCGGCAGCGACACTAGTATTCTTATCCCCAGCTTTATCAATGATATTTTGTAGTGCGGGTAAGATGTCAGTGTTGTTTTTAGAAAGTGCTATTTGGATTTTACCATTCACATCTCTTTCCCAATCACGAGCGTCAATCATGCTTTGTGCTATTTTCTCACCAAGAGCTTTATTGGTTCTTTTAATATACTCTACCCGGTTATCGAAGTTCCGTTCGTATTCCTCTTTCTTGGAGGGTAGTGGGGACTGACCCATAGCTACGTCATGAGTAGCACCCTCAAAGTTTATCCCCTTGTTCATACTCTCTAACGTTTTTAAAGAGATATCAACCTCGGTACCGTGAGCGTACTCTTTAGAGAGACCTATACCTATAGCGAACTTTTGCGCATCACTCTCGCTTGCGAAATTAAGAACGATGTCTCTTTTTACTCCAAGTGTTTTGTCGTGACCTCTCGGCTCATCTTTAGAAGGCTCCCGGGCACCTACAGGAGCTACGCCACCGACCTCTATGAGGGTTTTCAGGTTTTGTGCTCTCTGCATAAACAAAGCTTTCGTAAGCTCGCTAGGAGAGCCGTAAATCTGATACATATCTTCCATCCTGCGGTACCAGTCACACAACTCGGACTCTTCTTCAAGAGTCATGGAGGGAACCATACCCTCCCAAAGCTCCTCGTTTGCTCTAACGGACTTATCTAATTTCTGGAGTTTTGCGGCAAAGAAGGCAACGCCTTTACTTAAGGTGCCGTCTTTATCTCCTCTACCGTTCAGAAACTCAATAATACCTACGAACGCTGCCTCGGAAAACGTTCCCATTAAATTATTCTCGCTTTTCTTGCCACCGGCTCCCGTGGCTTTTAACAAAGGGGACTCTTTGCCATCTTTACTTCTTATTTTAACCCCGGCTAAAGCTTCACAAATATGTTTTGTGTTTTTGTTTGAAACTCCGTAAGTAGAAAATGCGCGAGACACACTTCTACCAGCTTTAGCTCTAGCCTCTACAACACCTTGCATGGCATCGTCTAGTTTAGGAAAAGCTTTGCCAGCCTCACCATTTCTATCCCAACCGAGATACAAACCATCACTTCTACACCTAGCAGCGTCTAAAATCTCTCTTTGCCGTTCAGATATATCATCTTCAAGAACGTATTTGCCGTCTGAATCTTCTTGAATAAACGGAGCTAGTTGTAAAATCTCATCGTAAGCGTCAACCAGTTCTTGGTTTACGTCTCCTTCCCAACCAAACTTATTTTCCGGACCTCTGGTAAATTCTAAAATATCGTGAAGGTAACTGTTTTTAGGGGGAACCTTACAAGCTTCGTCAATTGCGTTAGCGACTTCTTCAGCGGTCATATCAAACTCCTCTTTTCCTACCCCCGCCTTTTCTCGCGTACCTTTAAACACAGGACCGAACAGTTCTAGGTTTTCTGTCATTCGAGCTATCTGTTCAGGGTCAGTCTGTCTATCCTCGGCTTCTGCTTGAGCTATCGCGGCATCTTCTTGTGCTATAGCTTCCTGCTCCGCATCAAACGCTTGCTGAGCTGGAGCTGCTTCACCTTCGGCTTTGAACTGGTCTTCTGTGGGAGCGTCGGAGGGCTTCCATTTCGCGATAGCGGCTAGTAGTTTACTGGCTGTAGCGGAGAATACTTTA